CTTGGAATGATACTCTTCAAAAACAGCCTCAGAAGTGTCGAGTCCCCGAATCTCCTTGGCCAACACCCCTCGGTCTTGGTCAGTTAGATCATACAGGTCATCAACAGATTCCATTCTGCTATTGAATAAGTCTTCTGCCTGAGCAGCCTGAATAGAAGACTCAAGAGAAGTTATCTTCTCTGTAGCTTCCTCTAGTTTATTCTGAAGGTCTTCTATCGAAGATTTGGCTTCCGCAGCGTTTTTTTGAGCCTGAATTTTGTCAGTCTCAATTAATTCTCTTTCGGCCTGCCACTCTGTGTCTTTCTCGCGAATCTTATCGATCACATGAGAAGCAACACTAGCCACAGCCTCCTGAGTAAACTCAGCTTTGTCAGACAACTTCGAATCGAGGATCTTCTCGAACTCTGTTTTGAATTCCGTGATATCCATAGTCTTAGTAGTTTTTACATCATTTATTTCACTTTGTGAAATTTTTAAAATATTATTTTTAAATTTTTCCTCATCCTCCTCCAGCTCTCCCTCTGCTCGGGAGTCATTAAATTTAGGACCCTCTCTTTTCTCAACCACCAAACCGCTAACATCCGCTGCAGGATTAGTGGTAAACCCAATGCCCAAAGGAAAAACGTCTCCTACCACCAAACGATACACGGGAGTGCCATCATCTAACTTACCCGAACCCTCAAATGTCTTAAGGTATTTTTTCATTTCGTCAATTTGATTGAGGTTAGTGATAATTTCTGCATCTTTAAGGTCTTTGGACCCCAACGCAATAACATAATCATTAAAACCCAACTCCCAACTCGCCGAAATTTTATTAAAATATTGACTCTCCTCGTCGCTTGACTGCAGCAAAACCTCTGCAAATTCTGGATTTACAGTTTTGTATATCACTGAAGCCAAGGAGATGTAATAGGGATCTTTAGTGTCGAGGGCAGCCCCATTTCCTATAATTTTTTCATTGTTAATGTCTGTGAACCCCGCATTAACAATATGGCCCACCACCTTTTGCTTCTTATGTTCGATATTGGTTGGCTTATGAACAAAATAATCGATAAGATTAACAGCCGTGTCCGAATCTATGCCATCCCCGTTTCTATTAAACCTGTTGACGACCGCCGCGTTAAAAGCTACCCCCACCAAATCAATATTCCTATCTAAGTCAATTGACTTTGGAATAAAAGGCTTAAGAGTCTCCAAGGAAGCGGTGCTGATATCCAGATCTCTTTCAAGATCTGCTGTGGCGTAAACATCAAAAATGTACTCTGTCTTATACTTGAATTTATCTGACATTATATAAGAAGGTTACACTTTTTTATTTATTGAGAGAATTATTTCTGCTGTGATATAGAATGGCTGCTGCGTAATCGTCCAGCTCGTGTTCGGCGCTAATATCAATAACCTTCTTCGAGGGTTTAAGGTCTAGAAGTTTTGTAGAATTTTTTATGCACAATTTAGCCGCGGAAACCCACTCTTTAGGTTCTTTCGCTACAACAACAGCCTCACACACCCTTTCAAGAATCAGTTTTTGTTCCTTGTTTAGTCTTTTTTTCTTAAAAATCTTTCTGGCTTCAAGAGCAACAGTATTATAAAGATCATTAGCCTTATCCACCGTTTCTTTTATGGCGTGAACCGAATAAGTGCTCGTAGCTTGAGTTTTAGAGCCCGGTGGTCTTCCGGGCCTCCCCGCACTCTTACCTGCCTTCTGTCGTTTTTGGTCTTCATATTGACGTCGCTGTTCCAACAACTTTGCTCCTCCGGGGTGTCTGATCTCTGCAATCTCCTCCTCCTCTTCAAAATCCACAGGGACAGGCGTGCCCCCCACAAGTGGGTTGTAATACCCTTTTTGCCGATCTTCCACAAACTTATCCTGTCCCTTATCCAATTCCTCTCTAGTAGGAAAGACTCCTGTTTCAATAACCTTAATCCCTTGATCTGGCGGCAGAATCCCTAACTCCATCATGCGGGTAATGACCCTTTGAATCTGAGCGGGGTCTTTGAGATCAATAGTTTCAAATTTTGCTGTAGGAATATCTCTAAAACCAAAATTCTTGCATAATTGCTTTATTTCCGCTTGTAAAAATTCATTCAAAAAAGTATCTCTAGCCTCCTTAAGTCTTTGCAGAAACATTTGGGCCTTCACTTCCGTACTCGCAAATTTTTCTTGACTTAAGATAATATTCTGCAAGCCCTCTTTGATATCTTGGTTTACCACTTCATACTTAGATGGGCCAATGACCTTTGAAATATCCGGAATAATAAACTCTGCCTTAGTAGTATAGTCACTAACCAATATTCTTCCTACGCTTTGGTTTTGGAATAAGGCTTGCATGGCTTTAATGTTACGCGGGTTTACTCCCCCTTTATCCGGGGTGGTGCCCATGGTGATTAACAATACCACGTTCTCAATGGTACGGCAAATAGACTGGTCAATTTTTTTCATTTCCATCTTGAAGTTTATATCTTCTAAAACTGGAAACCCAAATGGAATAGCAAAGGGCTCGTAGTCCTGCTTTTTATAAAAAGCATATCTTAAGCGAGCCCCATCCAAATCAACAGTAACCCCGTTTGGAGCCCACGTTCCGTTTTTTATCCTTTTTTTAATATTTGGAGGAAGGGCCTCATAAATCTCCCGATCCTCTTCAGTCTTGGGGTCCCGCAATCTTTCGCATTCATATTCACTCAATACCTTTGCATATACCCCAAACTTCTCAAAAGAAGTGGCTCTTTTTGCCATCATATCATATGGATTCAATAAAATATAACGAATAGGAATTTTATTACTAAGCATATTGATACCCAGATTTCTTACCTTTGAAAAGTCATCTGCCTTAAATTTGCTCTCCAACGTATATAGAAAAATGTTCCCACTGCGATAAAACTCCCTAAAAAACTGATCTTTTAAATTCCAAATTTTAATTTTTTTAAGCCAAGCCTTTATAAATTCCTTAGATTTAGCACTTCCCCCTTCAAGGTATATCTGCGAATTGGCAAAATCGGCCATTGTGTCGACTGCATTTCTAAAAACAGCTATGTTAGCATACGCCTTTTGGCATAGCTCGATGGCATCCCTAACATTAACTCCGTCCAAGGCATACTGATAAGGAAGCATTCCAGCCCTAATATTAGCATACTTGTACATCATAGGGGCTATTGCAATATTATTTCTTCGCCCAGAAGTAGAGGGACCTCCGGTGGAGGTTCTAGAGTAAGCCTTGGCCTCGTAATTGTAAAAAGATTCACCTATTAACTGAGGCTCATACGCACCCCCTTCAGCGGCCATCATAATGTTTTCAATAGGCTGTTCGTGTTCCTTTTTGAACTGGTTCCAATAGTCCGAGCGCTTGGTGTATTTTCTTTTTTGATATGGTGCAGACATGTTACTGTTTTATATTACACTAAAAGTTAAAAAAGTCGACTTTGAAAGTCTCGCGCTTATAAAATAAAGATAGGCTCAAAGGTTTCCATTACATCTTCAACCCTCTGGGACTGGGCGTCAAAGTAAACTTTTGCCATCCAATTGGCCAAAACCAATGCCGAATAAGAATCCTTTCGCGCTTTATCAGGCCCCGTTTGTCGCCGAAGGTTGGCGGGCAAATCGAAAGTTTGGGTTCCTTGAGCTGTAGAGGTAATTTGGATAAGCGCACATTCATTTTTTGTGAGGGCGATCATATCAGACTGATGCTCAATAAAATCAATCATTTTCGCCCCTGCACTTTGCTTTGGCTCTTCTACGCTTCTCAAAAATCTAATATCCCTAATGGGAATACTCTTGTTTTTTTGCAGCGTGTAAGATTCGTCTATGGCGGGACTCGCAAAATGAAGACGCCTGTGGTCAAAATTGGCCTGTAACAGCTCATTCGCTTGACGGATCCAATTGCTTGTTGGTTTTCTTAAAATAATATGGCGGTGATCTTTAAGGTTATATTGCACTTTATAAGACCGAAGGTCAGACTCGTACTCCTCGGGCTTCTCTAGTCCCACATCGATAGTTTTAAGCTTAATGTTTTTTTGCTTGAAAGCCTCACTTTCGTTGCATGCTTGCAAGAACTGAACCCCCCCGTTATAATCTCCACATATGGCCACAACATTAAAATTCTCTAAACAAAACAAAAAATAATTAATATGATATTTAAGGGAGGTTCCCGACATAGCATAACCATGCACCAACGTCACCTTTTGCTCTTCAGGGTGTAATTTTAAAATTTGAATTGCAAAATCATCCGAACTTTCGGTTTGAGCCCACGAAGGATCGAACGCAAGAATATACTTTTCACCTGCTTCGCCCTGCACCTCCGTAGAAGGGCTCTCTCCGTCAGGAACTGTACATTCC